CCAATTAGGCCGATAGCAACGCCAAGCAACGCTAGAGCCCCTACTACCCCTAGTAAAACAAACACAACGGGTCCCAAGACAAACGTCGCCGCAGCCAGGACAGCAAACAACGCGCCGATAGCAACCACTACAACAGCTAACATGATAGGATCTGCTTTGGAAAGAAGGAACAACGCAGGAGCTAGAACGCCGATTGCTAACGCGGCAACCAATAAGGCTGCTGCACCAGGTAGAGCATTCTGCATTGCATTGAGAGCTATACCAAACTCAAGAAGAAGGACGCCGATAGTTGCTAAACCAATGCCTAACATCTTTAGGTCCATGCTTCCAAATATGGCAATCACCCCAGCAAGTAGATACATTGCGCCAGCAATCAACGTAATGCCAATACCTGTCCCGATCATGTTCTTACCGTTTCCAGAGAACTTAGTGAACAGACCTAGTCCGAGTAGCAATGCGCCAACGGTCAACAAACCTTTCTGTAGCATCTTCTCAGGCATAAGACCAAACAACGCAATAGCGCCAACAAGGATGTTAATTGCAATTGCTATCCCCATGATTCCGAGGCCAGCACTTGCACTAAACTTAGCATTCTTTGCTACGGCCATGAAGGCTGTTAGTCCTGCCATGATCCCACCAATAGCCAACATGCCCTGACCCAACTTTGCTTGGTCCATATTCCCCAAGATCAGGACGGGAATACTTAACAAAGCGACAGCAGCAGCCATACCGAGGAGAGTCCCTGCGAGTTTCGTAGAATTCGCAGTGTTAATCTTCCCCATAATAGCCATGCTTCCCATCAAGTCAGCGAACATTGTCGTGATTGCACCTGTTGCGAAGAGGAGTTTAACAGGGTCTACGAAGGTTAAAGCAATAAGGGATACGGCAAGAATAGCGACAGATACCGCGATTTTCTTAAGCGTGTCTGCCTGGATGTTCTTCTGCCAAGCCCCGAGAACACCTCCGACACTTGTTAGAATCTCTTTGATGGACTCGAAACTCTTTATTACTCCCTTGCCGCCTTCTATGAACTTTTTAATCACTACAATTATTCCAGCAAGTAAACCGCCAGCTAGCCAAGGGGCGAGCAGTGCCTTTATGTCAGTCTTTTTTGAGACGTTCTCACTCATTTCACCGAAGTTCTTGCTAACACTTCGTCCTATGGCATCCGATACCGGGGCAAGAGGCATAAACCGTTCTTTTAAGAAGTCGATAGTATCGCCGATACCCTTAGCGACCCACTTAATTCCTTCCCACATGAGTTTGAACTTAGTCACTATCGGATCAAATATGGCGGCGAAGTTACCGGTGTCAATCTTTGAGAATTGCTCACTAATGAAACCCTTCAGTTTAGAGAAGCCTTTACTAAGAACTCCGATAACGCCGGGCATTCCGCCGCCTAATCGGTTAAACTCAGCCAAGACATTTGCAAAACTTGGGCTCAAAGTTTTTAAAAACCCCTCGATCTGCATACGGATTCCGTATAGGAAATCGTTGATCTGCTGGAAGGTGGGCTTTAGGTATTCTATCCAGTCCATAAGCCATTTATAGGCGATTAGTAATGCTCCACCAACAGCCTGAACAGCTTTCTCAAAGACTTTGTTGGCTTCGAGCATTTGTTTGAATCCTGTTAGATAATCAGCAATATTAGCAATAAAGCCGATTATTCCTTTCGCACTCAGGTCAAACCCCTTCGCTACGCCACCAGTAAGGAAGCCGATGAGTTGCAAGACCCCGCCGACTATCGCCCCGATAAGACTTCCTATGATTTGGAATATTGAAGCCAGACCAACGAAGATTCTTTTAAGCGGGGCGGCATCCTCTGTCGCAAATTTGAAAGCATACGCCATCTTCATAATGGTCACTGACAAATTGTACAACTGACCAGCCGTAACCGGAGGAAAGAGAGTAGATAGAACCTCGCCAAGAGCGTTCGCGATATTCATGAAGGCTTGGAAACCTGCACGTAGGGCGCCAATTAAGGCTTCACGACCGCCCAAGGCATTCCAACCGCTAAGAATATCGTTTCGAGCCGTTCCAAAACCTGAGACTATCGGGCCAATCATGTTGCTAACTTCAGTGAACAGCGCTCGCGCCTGGTCGAAATCGCCAAAGACGAGGGTCCAAGACTTAGCCCAGTCAGCGACGATAGCCTGTTTCAAGACATCCATTAAACCAGAGAAGGTCTTGATTTGCGTGGCAGCGTCGTTAGCCGTCTGACCAATCTTTTGGAAATTCTTGACCTGATCGTCTGTGAAACCTCCACCGGCATTACTCATGGATGTTAACGAGGCAGTTCCTTCTTTCGTGTACTTAACAACCAAACCAATCTGATCGGCGGTTAACCCGGCTTTTTTTAACTGAGCTTCGCTGAAATTAGCACCAATCGCAGTAGCAGTTGTCTCGTTAACCTTTAACGCTTGCATTTGCTGGCTGGTAAGTGCGATTGCCTTCATCTGCGTCTGTGTGAAAAGAACGTAGTCGGTCTGAGCAGCCTTAGTGTGTCCCAATGCCTTGATCTCTGCTTCACTCAAGTCGCCAGTCATGATCTGTAAGGCTGACGTTAAAACACTTGTCGTAAGCCATTTTTTGTCAAGACTAGCGTTGAAACTTCCAGACTCCTTAACCATAGCTTCGGCATTAACCCCTTGGGCTTTAGCAACGTCTAGAAGAACTTGCTGAAAGACCTTTCCACCCATGCCAGCCGATTGTTGAATCGAATTCCAATCTTCAAGCTGTACGATGCCTTTAGACATGGCCTGGGAGATTTGCACAAACGCTCCCGCTACTTGTGCGTTTGACGAACCTGATAGAGCTCCTAGATTGGCAATACCCTTGATCGAAGCCACAGCCATGGGAAGTTTAATGCCCGCAGCGGTGAATTTGGAAACGCCGTCAGTCATCTGAGCGAAATTGTATACAGTCTTATCTGCGTACACATTAAGTTCAGCCAGAGCAGCGTTAACTTCTGAAAGTTTAACGTTGTCCATAGACGTGTTTGCCATGATTGTTTGAACAGAGTTGATCTTGGTTTCATATTCTCCAAGACCGTCAAGGATTGGCTGAATGGTAAGCGACCTAGCGGTGGTTTGGGCGAAGTTAATAACGGCGTTGGTGAGGTTAAAAATAACCCCCATCGCAGCGGCGCCCATAATAGTAAAACCGCCAGTCGATTCCTTTAGAGAGCTGTTCAGATTGGAAAGGTTAAACTTGCTTCCGACTGTTGAAAGAGTTGACAAGCCCTTCGTAACGCCTTCCATGTTAAGATTGGTCTTTAGATCCTTCAAAGACGTCATAGTATTCTTGACGTTCTTCTCGAAATCTTTATTGTTGAATTGCATCTCTAGGATGCGTTGCTCGATCGCGTTGCTCATTTGCTTGTAACCTCCTTCCAAAGTGACCGTATGGCACTTCCGAATATCTGTTCCATCGGTGGATTAATGAAGTCAATTCCTTCAACCCAACCTCCGTTACCAGTCCCATGTCCATACTGCAAAAGAATAGGAATGGGCATACCTGCGGCAGTGTTTGAGTTGGTCCAGGTTATCGTGTAGCCCTTCTTAGTTCTTGAGATGAAGTAACCCCAAGAGTCGGCGGTTAAACCAGAGTCTCTTGGGGTAGCATTCGACAAGGCTGCGACGCCTCGTTGGGCATATTGGTCGAGGACAGCAAATCTATTGTCGTCTTGCAGTCCGTGAAGCATTCCTTCTGTCTTCGCAGTGCTGCCTTTCTGTTTAAACGTTATCATGTTTGTCCTCTCTTAGCGGCTTCCGCGCGTCGCAATTCATTGATCGCTCTGTAATCGGCGGCAAGTTGTGCTTGGGTCTTCTTCTTCTTAGGCTGATTATTAATGTTTGCAACTTTTATTAACGTAAGAAGTCTATTAAGGTGCCACTTCTCGCAAGAGAAAGGTATAGCTAGTAGCGCCATCCAGCTATAGATAACCTCATTGGTTATGACATCCGTATTGTTGCGAGGACCGTCTTCTTTAATAGTTGTCGCCGTCATAGGGGCTCTAATGTACGCCTCAACCAGAGAAAGATTCTCGTTTGTTAGGTTTTGGTATACGAACGGGTCAACAGATTGTGTCAAAGTCATATAACGAACATAATCAATGGTTTGCTCGGGGGTCTTGTCCTCTTTGCTGAAGAACGGTATCTGCCAGTTAGACTCCCATTTTGATACCGAGAGTAACGAATGCTCTAACTGTAGAACGCACGCCTTCACAAGAAAGAAGCGGTTCCGTCCCTCGTCATAGTATTCAACTTCGGGGATCGTGATCGTTAGAGGCATTCGCTACTTTGTCCTTTAGTTCGTTGGAATAACGAGCGACTTCGGTGCAAGACCGCGAATGAATTCCTCGACGCCCTTTCCGTTATCCTTTAAGAGTTCAAGGAAAAGGACACTGTAAGCCTCCGAGGCTTTGAAAATGTCCGACTGAAGTTGGTTTTTGTAAAAGGAACCGTCAAGACCTTTAACGCCGTAGGCGGAGAAGATGATCCGATCAAAGAGTTCGATCAATCGACCGACGTTATTGGTCTCTGTAATCTCTTTGAGAGTTTTCTCAAGACCCCCTTCCGTCGACATCTGCATCTTAGCCAGTTCTGCCTCGGTGAGATTGAAGTAAAACGTCTGCGTTACTTTCTCATCGTCAGCGTTGGTGAACGTGATTTGTTTTCTTAACACGGTGAAATCCTTTCAAGAATGGAGGAGGCCCTTTCGGACCCCCTCCCAGTAATGCCTGTCCCTTAGGTCAGGAGAGTGATCAGTTCGGCGGGTAACGGCATACGGGCAGTAGTCGCCGGAGTTGTGCCGTAGATGATGGTTTCCAAAGCGGTCAATTTTGCACCAGCGACCAGGGTGGAATCGACTACGGCCAGAGACACGGGTTTGTAGATGCCACCGGCAACAACCGGAACGCTTGTGAAATCCCAGCTAAGCGCATTGGCTTCAGGACTGTCGTTGATGGTCTTATAACCACGCTCGGTCGGTTTTGCAGTCAGACCGTACAGGAAATGCAACTTGTAACCGTAGTCGTTTCCCAGGGCGTCGTTTCCCAGAACGGTCCGGTAGCACAAACCAAAAGTCTTGCGGCTCTGCTGGCCGAAATTCAGGCCCGTCAGAGGTGACAGAGTACCATCGCACTGATCAAATTCCTTCGGAGAATAGAAAGCTTCGAGGGTGCCTTCCAACTGCTCAACCGAGGTCAGAGACAGATACTTCATGTTGTCCGCGTACTGCGGACTTGCTTCGGCACCGGTCGGTTTTTCGGTTATGCCGGTAACGCCATTCCAAACCACGCCCGTGGGGTAGGTACCCAAAGCGGAGTCCATGACAAACAGGACGACCCGGTCGATACCGGTTTCGTAAATCTTTTTAGTTGCGAGATCCCAAGCAAGCAGCATAGTCATTGAGATGTATTCCTTTTAGAAGTACATGAAAAAGACGTCATGAGTTAACTGGTCAAACACGTAGTTCCGATTGAAACTGCACATCGGAAGAGCAGCCAGTCTTTTCACAACGGGACTATCCGGATCGTCTGCGATCAGAGTTAACTCGTATCTCTGAACGAAACTGTACGGTAGATTATCGGCGAACTGCGTTGAAGCGCTGTCGCGTTTGAACTTAATACACGGGTACGTCATAAACGACGGAGGTTGGGCGTAGACCTTTCCTTCTGGTATAACTGACTCAAGCAGTTGCTGTAGTTCTTCACTACTTCCCATTGTAAAGTCCTCCGACGCTGACTATAAGTCTCGGGCGAACGTATTCAACATTGGTAATCGTCCATTTAGCGCCCATCCATTCGATATAGCGCATCATGGCGAAGTTGTCGTAGTTTGACCAGTCACCAACAAGCGAGAACCTGTTGGTGACTTTCAAAGTTGGGTTTACGTTCGTTCCGGAATCAGTGCTAACGCTTTGTCGAAGAACATCGCCTGTATAGGTGTAGGTTTTAATCTCGTCAACGAACACACCAGGACGAGCTTCAACGGACGTGGCGTATCCAACCACAAGGTTAGCTCTCATTTTGATTCCTTAGATCTAGTGAGCGATCTCGATAATCATGGCAGAGGCGAACATGGTCAGGGCGCCGGAGATACGGGTTTCCATGAGGAACTCGTACTTATTGATCTTCAGGTCAAAGTTGTCAAAGAAGGCAATCTGCCCGCCCTTGTCGGCCCCTACGGTGTAATCGCCCATGTCGACGATGATGCCAATGAGGTCCAAGCGCACAGGAACCACGTCAGTCGAATCGCGGTGCAGTCCAGACATCAGAGGAACTTCGACGATTGCAGAGACACGAAGGTCCAGACAAAGTTCTTCCTTGGTCCGGTAGATCTTGTGGCCGAATTCGTCACGCAGAAGCATCATGTCGAGCACGACCTTGGCCGTGGTGAAGAAGGTCGGGGAACCGGAACCCAGGTAGTTCTCGCTGGCGCGGGTAATCTGGTCGATCATGCTGGTGATCTTTTCCGCGGGAGTCAGGGTGCCAGTGTAGACGATGCGAACCGGCAAAGCGTACAGCGGGTCTTCTTTGTAGATCGGGCGAAGCTTCTCTTCGTTGATCTTGTCGGGATCTTCGGCATCGCGACCGTCACCGATCAGCATAGCGCGGGCAACTTCCTCATCCAGCAGGATGCGCATCGCGGACTTCTGCCACACGATGGCATCGAAACTGGTGATGTCCAGGTAGTCGTCACGATCCAGGCCACCCTTGATGTAAATGGTGGTCGGGCTGGTTTCGCGCTTGGCTGCCTTGAGGTACATTTCTTTCTTGATAGAGCCCTTGATGTACCCGCGGGCGCGGGCGGCTTCCATGGTCATGTCCGCGGTCACGGTCTTGATCTTGGAGTACGGGGAGTGACTGGCGCCATTAAAGACCGGGCTAACCCACTGGTTCTTCCGCTTGACCATCTGCGGCATAGTGTTCAGGGCCTGGGCGTCCGGCATCAGGACTTCAAAATTATCGATGCCGAAGTCAACGGCGTGCATCAAGACGGCGTCTTTGAGGGAACCGAGCTTCTCAGCGTCGGCTTTCAGAGTGGCCCACTGGGCGGCGGTGATCGTGTTCTTGGCGGGATCGCCGGTGGTAGATTGATTGAATACGTTACGAGCCATTTCTGGGGATTCTCCTTCGGGTTCTGGTGTTTCTGAGTGAGCGGCGGTCTGATCTGCCTGATCCGTGGCAGTACCGGTAGTTACGGCCTCAACAGCGGCTTCGACTGAGGCAAAAAACAAATTCTTCTGAAGATCGTTCAGCGTGTCAAACACTTCCTGATATGACGGAGGTGTCGGAATGTCGGCGAGAGTCAATGCCGCGGTTTCCGAAGTTGTATCGGCGTGCGCCATAGCGGGTTCAGGGGCTTCCCAAGCGGACGCAACAAGAGCGTCTTCAACAAGTTCGTCGTCAGACCCGTCGGCATGTTGAACGTAGACATCATCGATGAAGGCGCCAGGGTTTTTACCGCTGACGGCCAAACTTACTTCGAGAATATCACCGTGCATGACGTTGCCACGTTGCTGAGTTAGATTGTTGGCGAAAATGCTCAACGCCTTAATATCTTTGTGCTGAATGAGCGCCTTGGCAGTAACTGCGTTCGGGGTCTGGTTAAGGAACCCATATGTGTAAACGCCGTCGGTCTTATGCTCAAGGATTACATAGCCGTAGACATTGGTAGGACTGTCGTGCATGTGCTGCCAGACTAACGGAACCTGCTTCCCGTCGCAATGCTCGAAAGCTTTACTACGAATTGTACGGCCATCTCCGCAAAGTACGTCATACTTCGCAGCATAACCGGCGAAATCATAGCCGGTTGGCTTGACTTGGAGGGTCATTTTTTGTATCTCCCTTTAAAAGGTTGTTTGCGGGAACGGGGTTTTCCACTTTAGGTGGAGTTCCTGCTGGTTTAACGACTGGAGCCGGGTTCAACTTATCGGCGGCGCCTTCCTTACTAGGAAGATAGCCCATGACCGAGCGAACGTCGTTAGAGGTTATGACCTTGTTACGAAGCAAGGTGTCCAACAAAGTGGTGAGAACGCTAAACGGAACCGAGCTCAACGGATCTCTGAATAAGCCGATGGTTTGCCCTTGAGTCCTGGCAGTTTTGCTCAGGAACCTTCGCCGCATTCCGTCAACTATTGCTAACAAGATCGGAACCAGGGTTCTATTATAGTAGTTCTGCATCTCCTGTTCGTTCGCAGTACCGTTGAATACCGCAGGAGTTATGCCGAGTTGGGAATAAAGTTCGATCTTCAACTCGGTAATCTCCGCTAAGAGTTGGTTCTCAACCGGACGATTAAGTTGTACGATGTGTTCTGTGGCGTCAATGTAACCAACGCCGTATTGTGCACCGGTCAACTGATCTTCCAGATCTGAGCGACGTTGTTCGGCCTGCTTTCTCTTTGTTTCTGTCTTGATCGTGTAAGGTAACTGGATGATAACATCCAACTTTCCAGTGCCCTTTCTCTGATCGTCGGCGTCTAGTTGATTTAACTTGCCAACGAGACGCTTCAGAGTTCCATTAGGTTCGTTCATGACGTTGTAAAGAGGGTTCTCGACGATAACAACTTCGCGCTTGTCAAGATAGATTTCCTTGACAGTTCCGGTAGATTCGTCGTAAAGCTTAACCCGAACCTTAGACGGTTTCCACTCCATGATTACCCCAACCCGTAAAGATTGGACATCGAAGTTTTGAGAAACAACAGGATCTCCGGTTGTATCGGTGGCAACGATTGCAACGGTTCCTTCGTCGAACATCGTCAAGACTACGTCCTGGATCAAGGCTTTAGCGGTTTGGTCGAGATTTGCTGATAGGCTCAAACATTCGTTTAGATCGCTGTTGATGAACTCGGAGAGTCTACCATTTTGATCGACTCGAATGTGTCGAAGAGTCACACTCGCTGCGTCGACCGCCATTCTGGTGTAAAGAGACGTAGTGATAGAACGGTCGTTCCCTCCACTAAAACGTATGCGATCTGGGCGATAGTTTGACGACGGTCCGTCGTCACGAGCGGCGTACTTGTTGATGTCTCGACCCATAAAGACGTTAAAAGCGTGGGCGAGTCTGTCTGTTAATGATGGCACATTTATACCTCCTTTACGAACATGAAATTAATCGAATTCATCCTTGTTCGCTTTGTATGCAACGTACGCATCAAGTAACGCAGCGACAGAATCTATCTTCTCACTGTATCTCTTCTTGGACAATTGACGATTTCCGTTAGTGTCTTCGAGAGTTATTGCATTACCCATGGCGAAGGACATTAGTTCTTGGTCAAAGATTAGAACTCTATCTTCGGTCAACTTCTTGATCTCTCCGAGAGGAACGGATTCGGACTTCGCACCTTGGATGACTTTCTCTAACCCATAGGAACTGTTCTCCTCTTCCCAACGTTTCACAAAAGCTTTAGCATTGTAAGGATCAAAGCCAAAGCAACGAACGTCAAATGTAGAGTCTTCGATGTACTTTTCAAGATCATCGTAGACCAACATCATGTCAAGAATCTTTCCTTCCATGACGACGAGCGAACCTTCAGCCAAGAACTTGTCATACTTCTCTCGCATTGCTGCGGTTAGCAAATCCATAGTTCTTGAAGTGACGTAACAACGCGTCTTTACACCGAATGACTCTCTCTTCAGAGGGAACAAAAATGTGAACGCGCAGAAATCGTCACCTTGCGAGAGATCAGCGCCAAGCGCACAAGGCATAGACCAGAAATCTCTTTGGCGGTGGACTAGGGTTTCTTCGTAAGTGAAGAAATACGTGTAGCCCTCCATGGGGATTCCGAAACGCTTAGCTAGAATGTCATTACGAGCAGCAGGAACCATCTCTGCGCGTTCAACGTCGAGTTGGTAAACCTCGTAAGTGACTGTCTTGCCAAGGTTCGGGTTCGCCTTCGGCCACATTTCTGGGTCGTTGACTTCTTCGATGTTATCTAAACGATAATACCAAATTGAAACATGCGGGTTAGGATACGCACCCTTGAGAATATCAAGGAGTTCAAGTTTGATTGTATCGCCTACACCGTTTCGTACAGTCCCTTCTGATGACGCAGCAATGATAAGATAATCGTCCTGCTTAGAGGCGCCCTGCTCAAGAGCCCCGATCACATCTTCCTGAATATCGCAAGATAGCCATTCGTCGACTGTTGAAACGAACGGTCTTAGACCCTGAACTTTCGCAATCGCCATAGGGCGAATGTCAAGCAAGGACCCAGTCAGGAAATTCTCAATTCCTTTCTTTGTAGAAGCAAGCATTACACGGTTTGCCCTGGACCCAGTAGTATTCTGGAGGGAACCAGCCGTAAGAAATTTGAAGTAAGGTCCACGCGCGCGCGTGATAGATGTCCTAATAGGACTCATGACCTCGTCGGCTTGCTTCATTGTTGGAGCAACTGTTACCTGGTGTGTCGTCTTTGAGAAGACGTTCAAGAAGTAACTTTGCACAAACGACATGTAGATGGATTTGGCTGCGCCACGAGCTACGATAAGATACTGCTTGTTTATAAGTCGTTTCTTAATTCGTTTGCGAACGTAGCGCCCGCCGTGTCCGTCTGGATTTGGATTCCAAACAGATCTTTCGACAAAGTAAAACCAGCCGAATAACTGCTCAGACCAAACTTTGAAAGTGTCTAATAGAACGACCGGAGTTCCGTCTGTAAGCGTAAGCTCGTTCTCGCAATAACGGACAAATCCTTGTACCGCTTCGTCGTCATAGTAGACGCCCGAATTGTCGATCAAAGCATCGATCCGGTTCATCTCCAAACTGACTTCCTTGCACACCGGGATTTCTCCGTTGAGTACCTTTTTACGAAACTCGCCGTAGTAAATTGGTGTGGCGGTATTTGAAAGTGTCATAGCTATTTACGTTTCTTGCTCATCATTCGGCGAACCTGCTCAGCGCTCATCTTAGACCACTTCTCTGAAGTTAGGACGGGTTTGTAAGACTTGACGACCTTGAGAGCATCGGCGTTAGAAGATCCTAACTTAACATTTAACCCTGTCGGCGTGTAACTTCCAGGGTTGTTTTGCGAGGGCGTCTTAGGAATCTTAACCGTGTCCGCTTCCGAGAAGTTTGATTTTGGCATCTTGACGGTCTCGGCCTCGGTGAACGATTTTGGAGGTTTAACACTTGCCGGTTCTGGAGCCTTTGGAATCTTAACCGTCGATGATTGCAGGGCACTCTTCTTTTCAGCCGCAGGGGCAGGTTTAATAACTCTTTCTGCTACGCCGTTCTTATTAATTCTAACGTCTCCACTGGTGACCATTTTTCGCAAATCCGCTTCAATGCTCTCAACAGATGGTGGCTTTACGCCGGGCGTTAGATTCTTGAACGCGGTGTCAGCGACGTGTTTTGCAGCGGCCTTAAAACTAGCGTTGACACCTTCGACAGTTGGTTCTCCGTCGTCAGCATTCATCTTCACGCCGAACTTCTTTTCCATGTAAACTTCTGCAAACTGCGCAGCTTTAGGGGTGAAATTCTGGATGAAAAGCGTCGCTGCCTGACCGCCGTACTTTCCAAGGGTTGCCATCGTCTGCTTTCGCTTGATCTCTTCGGGCGTGATCATGATCTGACGATACTTCGTTTCGAGGTCCGCGCGCGCAGCAAGAGTTTGAATCTCTTTGTTGGACAACTGGGAGAGAGGCTTCTTTTTGATTGCATCGATAGCTAGTTGGTCTTCGGAACGACCGTCGGGGTTTGCTTTTTTCTTCGCGTCTGCTGCACGAGCTTCTAAGTAACTTTTTTTAATTTTAGACAGCGAGGCTCCGCCAAACTTTTTCAACGCGCCACCGACTTGCTGAGCCTTATGAACGCCCCAATGCATTCCTATAACTCCGACATGCGCGAGGGTGGCGTCGTTAGACTCGGAGACAATCTTGCTAAGGAACTGTTGGTTGTTCAGCATTGAGTTCTCCTTGTATAAGTAGACGCCACTCGTACTCGGCAATCATGGTTTGGTAGGCTCCTAAAACTGCGGCTGAAATCGAGTTGGGATCGAATAGGATTCGAACTCGAATGCAAACAAGAGCCTTCGCAGCTTCGAGACTAACGACGTCTCCGAGAAAATCAGTCCAAACTTCCTCAGTTCCAGTGATCTTGAACCCTTGACGAGGGCCAATTCCGATTTGAGTAAGGTTGAATAAGGCACCATTTGTCAGGAGGATAATGTCCTGGTCAAATGCGCCAGAGTCTAGATCAATCCCGCAGAACTTTTTGACAGTCTCAAAGATACTAGACAACTCTACAGTTGGCATACTTACCTCCTTTCTTTAGTGTTTCCACGGAGTTGTATCGTTCGGACGTCTCGTAATTGGTTCCCGAGTTTCCGGAGCGTTAGCACCGTAGTGTAGTTGGGTGTGGGTTGATTTCATCGTACAGATCAGGAACTCAAGGTCAAAGATACTGGTGTCTCTACCATTGACTTCTTCTAACGTAAGTGGGTTCATGTGGTGAACGAGCACTAAACCTTTCGGTAATTCGTGCCCTTCAACACCCAAATCACACCCATTGTCACGAATGATGGCACGGTTTCGAGCCAGTTTCCATTGAGGAGAGTTGTAGAGAGCTTGGTTTACGTACCGGTCGTAGCCAAACGTCGCAGACCCGAGTTCGCCATTCAACTTAAGGTAATTGAACCGCTCTTCGAAAGTCTTGTACTTGCTCAACTCGGAATACGTTCTAAGTTTGGTCATCTGTGCTCTCCGGTGTTCCGTTGTAAGACCTTACGGCCTCGATCGCTTCCGCGAATAGTTCTTCTGTCCTCTTTCCCGATTTGATAGCCTCTACTTTGGCTAGGGAAAGAAGATTCTCATTTACTATTCGCTCTTTCTCAAGAACTTCACGCGTAGAACCGAGTTTTAGATAGAACAAGACGACCTGATCGGTGGCGGTGCCGTCGGCAAGTCGCTTAGCAGCTAGTTCAACTGCCGCATGTATCATCTGATTCTCGCGAGCTTCGACGGTTTTTGCCGGGGCCTCCTGCGGGATCTGTTGATCAGCAACTTGCCGACGTTTAGCCATTAGGAGACTTTCTTTTGCAAAGATGCGCGGACGAAGCAGTCTTTTGCTTCCAGCAATTTCCGCATACCAGCAGATTTCTCTGGCCCGTCCGGGAGAGTTGTTTCCAACTCGTGAGCAAGGGCGGAAATCTTTTTCGATACTTCCTGCTGTTCAAAAGGAAGATGATCATACTCAAAATATTGAATTGTCGTGGAAGGCATTAGGCACCTCGGATTTTGGCTTGCCACAGTTGCAACGCCACGATAGCGGCAATTGCATCTGCGAGAGTGACAATTGTTCCAGGAACTACCACGGGAGGTTCAACAGGAGGAACAACAACTGGCGCACCTGTCCACTCAAGGAGTTTGTAAAGGTCTTCGGTTGTCGAATTGTGCAAAGACAGACTTACAGTGGAGGCGGCGCCCGACCCGTCGACAATCTCGCTAACCTTGAGAGACTCGTCCGAATACTCGTGACCAAACACACGTTCCTCAAATCCAGCGAGAGGATACCATTTACTGGAACCGTAAGTCCACTGGAATGTTTCGAGAGGACGATACTGCCACAGTTCGGAAACGGTCGGGAAGGTCTTAGTATTAACCTGCGTCCATTGAGCCAGGTGGAGATACAAGTAATCCTTGCAGTTTGAAATGAAGGTGTTCATCTCTCCGTCGACAGGATAGGAAGGATCTCCGAGAATCCAGGGGCCGGTGAAGAGAGCGATCTTTTTGGTCGGGATGTAGTTGCGTAGCATCAGCCAGCGCAAAGGCTGGAGGACGTGCTTGAGAGCAAGACCCATCCAGAGATCGATTTCCTTTTCACCCTTGAAACTGTCGACGCTGTTAACTCCAACTTCAAGCATTTCCAAAGGCAACCAAGACATCTGGCGACTGAATAACCGGTCCCATGAGAAAGCTCCGTCGCACCAAGAAGACAAAAGATACGGAAGAACGAAATTGTCGCGAACGCCTTGTTCTTTCTCAGCATCAGTGGTCCCGGGATTGCAACTCTGGTTTTTAATCGTAGTGTCACCATATTGGCGAATACGATAGTACCCTGGTTTCAAGTTGAATCGCCCGATGACAGGAAGACCAGCAGCGTGGACGATACCGAGACGACCCTTGAAAGTTGGCTCGCTGTAGAGCGTCGGTTGATTGCCAAGGTTACGATCCATACCGCCCATGGGAAGGACGATTGCTTTGGCCTTGGTCGAGGTGAAGGTTGTTCCGGGAGTAAGGGCCTGATCTCCGCGATACGTTAAGATCTCGGCACGGTCCTTTTGAGGAACTGACTGTTTGTAAATGGTTGCCATTGGAACTCCTGTTAGTTCTTTCTTCACAGCTGCTAACATCTCTTCGAGAGTGCCTTTGTAAACAGCCCAGTCGTAATTAGCGTATTGCGCAGGTGTGATCATAGTGCTTGAATACTGCCAAATGTCCCATTCAAGTTCTGTCCCAACTGGCATAAGAACTGTAAAGGGATCTGGAGGAGTGTTGTTAAGGTATTCCCATGTAACAACTCGCTTCCCTAAGCTTCCGTCAAAGTAGTGCGCCCAATAGAGCGGATACTTTGCAATCCATGAGACCATGTCCGGGGAATGCGTCTGAGTGAACCAGGTTGCTGAATAAATACCGATGACTAGATTAGGAAACTCGACTTGAAGTAGGTCGGCGATCTTCTTTGCGTGATTGCTTATAACAATCGAGGAAAGATGTTTGACATCTGTCCACTTAATCTTTCCTGCAATAGCATCAAAGTATTCTGTCCAACTTGCCCAATACTGTTCGACGTCCAGCCAAACGAAATCGGGCTTGTGTTCCCGAATGTCGTTAGCAAACCAGGAAGCAAGATAGCCTGCATCACTTGTTGGATCGCACCAGAAGTATTCTCCGACGATTGGAACACCAGCTTCTCTTGCAAGAAACATGTGGTTGTCTGTCGCGGTCATTTGATCGCCTTTAACGATCGCAAAACCGAGTCCGGCGTTGTCAATCAGTGCTTTCCACGGAACATTGACCTGATAACCAGAGACGTCAATGCCCTTCACTTTCTTTTTAGGTAGTAAGTCGAGCATGTTTCTCCTTTCATTAGTGTTATTACTTGTTTCCAGGAACTTGTTAAGAGATTGTAGGACTTTCGGACCACTTGTTAAGTGGCTCTTGAAAGGAGAAAGCGGGCACCAACCGACTTTTTTGTGAAAGTAGCCCACAATCCCTTAGAAAGTCCCTGGAAAATGTCCCCCCGGAGTTTTTTTGAGGGGCCAAGTGATCGATAGGGGGGGGCTTTTACGCGACACCCCCCCAACTATCCTCAAATTATGCTTTTGCAGCAGCCATTTCGGCTTCAAACCCTGCCTCACTTACTGTTAAATAAATATTATTGGGGTCAAAAGAAATAATATCATTAACAGCAAGAAGGTAGGCCTGGTCTTGATCAAGTTCTGACAGTTCGTCACTTGTCTTGATCACTCTTGCTAGGTAGGAGGGTGTATTATAACCACATTGTCTATCAAAGACATACCATTCATCGTATTGAGTGAATGGATTATAAGGGTTATCAATAGTTGTTAACATTACATTTGGCATATGACATCCCTTATTCTAAGAACTTCTTTAATGTAGTTGTACTAATCCCTAATGCTTCTGCTATCTCTGCTTTAGTAGCACCATTATTAAGCATAGAACGTGCTCTAGATTGTTGTCCTTTTGATAAAGATACAATAGTTCTAGGCATAGCAAGCTCTTTAATAGCATCTACATCACCATTCTGCAAGATTTGCATTAGTTTATGATCGCTAATAGCACCCGCTTGTATTGCTTCCCAACGCTTAGCGTCAATAGTAACCTTATCTTTATTAGCATCAAGCCTATAACGTGCTTCTTTTAGTGCTTGTCCACGTATCTTCTTGATCTCCTCGGGTTCCATTGAGGGATTCTGGGCTTTCTTGTTTTCTACAATCTTACCGCAGAGTATTTGAGCATTTCTCTCATTAGGCTTCTTAATTAACGCCTTATTAAGTTCTGCTTTTAAAGATTTTACTTCTGCATCATAAGTTTTAGCAGCACTTGGCGAATAGTTAAGAAGAGGGGTCTCTAAATACGATTTTCTTGCTTTGTTAGCAAGGGATTTCATCGTATTGGCATGATCGCCATAGACTTTTTCCATTTCAGTGCCACTAGATAACTCTAAAGCATCAGTGACATTCTCCATCTTTGAGATCTTGGTTGTACGAAAAACCACTTTATCTTTAGTGCCTCGTTTTCCATCTTCTCCTGGTATTCCCTTCTTTATATAACTCCCGCCAACAACAGTATAGGCCTTTTCGCCAGTTATGCTGTTAATACCGCGCTTAATTTCTGGATGTAAGGGATCGTTTCTTGAAACTTCCCTGTATGGAGCACGATATTGACTTTTTGCCCTAGACACTAAAGTAGCAGCCCCATTTTTAGGGCCACCTTGATATTCTGTTTTTAAATCAGCAATACCAAAGTCTTTTGCAGCTTTGCTGTGATTGAGTCGGTGCTTCTTGGCATCAATAACAACCATGCTATACTTTACTGCCCTAGCAATTTTATCCCAACCAGCGCCTTGAATTGTCATATCTGTAATTAGATTAGACGCCTCGCCCATAAGAGTCTGCATACGCTGATTTTTCATGTCAGGAGCTTCTGGAGGAAGTTTGTAATGCTCTTTTGGGTCAAAACCCTGCAAATCAGGCAACGCTGCTCTTGTTTTAATCTGGCCGTTATGATTGGGGATGACAATGACGGCATCACCATCAAAATCCGCCCCAGATAACCTGGCAGCAACTTTAGGATTGATCCCAACGAAATCTTCAGAGTTTTTGTAAATTCTTTTTGCCTCAGCATTATTGTTATTAACAATTAGCTCAGGAATCTCGAAGGTCCCGCCGTGGGGATGCCTAATTAGAACAACAGGTTCGCCTGGTCTGTAACCAGGAGCATAAACTTCATTCTCTTTAAGAGACAACACAGGCAAAAGAACATGAGATCCTTGTCTAGGCAACGCAGCAGCCTTCAAATGAACGCTTTCTGAATCGCAAGAATCAGCAAACTTAGCCAACAAGAATTTCTTTACTGTTGGATTAGTAAGAGCCATAATCTCATTGTATTCTTTTTCCTTAGCTATAGCTTTTGCCTTTAATTGCTGTTTTGCTAAGGGAGTCCTTTGTTTCGAAAGAACTTGGGACGACAAAGATTTCTGCCAATTTGCCCATCGTCCTTCTTCGTTAGGACTTTCTTCCGAACCAACAGTGTTTAAAGCAGAAAGATGCTCTTTTCCATCTTTTCCCTTATAAGTCATTTGGCGAATTGTACTACCAAACGGATTATCAGGATCAGACTTCATAGGTTTCATAACACTGTTGTCTTTGTCTCCTAGAATAGGAGTTCCTGCCTTTTTGCTGGTGTTGTAAATGATATCTATCCCAGGAGGCATATTATCGCCATGGATAGCCATGCCCTTCATGTAATGAGTTCCCTCTACAGCAACGCGAACTTGCATGTAGTTTAACTTCCCTAGAGAAAGATCTTCAACACCACGTCGAACTTCAATAACCCCATCTTTGTCTCCCCCACCGTCATCCTTGTATTTAACAAGAATGCGTTTTAAGGAAACATTTGTCGGGGTCTTAATGGTTTCCCAGCTAAGTCCGCCGTCTAGGCTGTATTTTTTGCCTACCATGCGCATTTTCTCAAAGTTCTCGCGGAACTCTTTAGGAGTTACACCAGGGGCGCACAATGCTCTCAAACTGGTTGGTTTTCCAGTTCCTGCCTGAACAACCTTATGATAACGAAGAACATAGCCTTCTTTCTGCAATTTGTAAATTGAAGTATCGAGTTTTGTTCTTGTTATACCGAGTTGCATGTCAACCATGGCGCCAACGTCAACATATCTGCTTTGGGCAACTTCATCCCTAAGAACCTGGCAGATTTTTTCTGTTGTCTGAGCTCGTTCAAGGAGAGCCGGACGCAAAAGAGATCTGGCAGAAGACTCGTTTGGCAATCCCATCACTTCTGCGATCGCAGTCGGAGAAAGGCCTTTATCTTTAAGATACAAAGCCTGCGATGCCTTAGCAAGTTTTTCCGCATCCCGTTCCAATGAGATTTGCTTACGAAGTTGTGTGGTCTTCATTCCTTGAGCCTTAGCTCTTTCGACAAGACCCAAACCTTCATTCTTTAAGACTTTATCAACACCACGGACGCTTGCACCGCTTTGCTCAGGTTTTTTCCCAGATCCCCATTTATAACGGCCAGATCTGTGGAGCACCCCAGTATGGGCTAGATAATCGGTAGGCATAGTCTACTCCTCGGGATTAGTATTCCACTTCTCTAAACTCTGGTCGAATTCAATGATTTTGTCCATGATTGCTTGAATATCTTCAAACGCCGGATTTTCAGTAACTACTGCGTTGTTCTGATAAATGCGAAGTTCGATTGAACTATCTCTGGGCCTTAGGCCATATTCGAGATAAAAGAACGCCGCATAGATTTCAAGTTGTTCCATCCAGACGGGAGAAACACCGGTTTTCAAATCGTGAATTCTAAGAATGGGGCCTATCTTCTTTTCTTCTCGAAAAGAGATAGCATCAGCAGTGCCAAAGGCATTATAGGAAACAAACAGCGGTTGCTCTGGTGTCATCCTAAATCCAATGGCATCGTTCACGTATTGGTTAATGGACAATTTGGAATTCGGCAATCTTTGCTTTTGCTTAATGCACATACAGGCCAAGGCGTGCAAGTCAGTACCACGCTGGGTATTCTGAGCCTTTGTGTAAGCAACCTTAAGTCTTTCCAAATCCCAGTTCAACCAAAAGTGTTTACTTGGTGCAAGCATGAACGCGTGCTTACCAAGAAGATCTGAGTGCTGTCGAAAGTTCACTTAAAACCTCCTCTTGGTTTTCAGGATAGATGAAAGCAGCAAACGACATGTCATTGCAGACAGTGACATAGTGATCTTGGTTGGATTGATGTGGAGCATTGTACGAGTCTTTTGCTTCCAGAAGTGCCCACCGATCATTAAATAAAATAATAAGATCGGGGATTCCTTGAAGATAGTTGGCGTCGTTCTTTAGGATTATACAACCCGGAAACATTTTTCGTAAGCGTCGTATAAGCTTACTCTTGAAGTCACCTTCAGGTGTCATTTTGATCTCCGAAAAAAGGAGAGAGAAGATAGTCATCCTCTCTCTCATACTAGCATAAGTTATTTACGCGTCTCGAACGAACGCTCGTTGAAATTCTTTTTCCCGTTAAGAGCTCGGGCAATAGATCTATCTATCAACGATGAGGACTTGAAAGTGTAATAGTACAAATTTGCAAATGGACTATTCAATCTGTCAATCCTTCCTGCCGCTTGTTTCATTACGCGATAACTATAGCTTTGCGAGTAGAACACTACGCAGTTGGTTTCGATGCAATTCCATCCCTCAGCACCAGAATTATACTGGACAAGATACACCCATCTCTTAGAAGATGGAACGGGCTCGTGTTTGTGCCCATTATGCTCAGCGACTTCGAAGTCTGGTTTGGATTTCAACTCGCGCAGAATATCTAACTCATAGTTAAAATTGTAGAAGACAATTATGCGGTCGTGCTTTGCGAATAGAATGTTCAACGCTTCGAATCTACTCGGGTCGCTATTGGCAACCTTCCTCATTGTGCTACAATATTCCGACACGTCTTTGATCGGCATATTGGTGAATGGGTTCCAACGGTTCTTTACGACCAATCGCATTTTTATCTCATCGTGGTCTACATGGACGATCTCATAGTTGCTAACGCTGGGCTTTATATATTCCATATCGACCACTAATTCTTCACGAATTAATCTTAGCCTATCTTCCTCGACATAGTGGTCTATCTTGGGATACTTGGTAAACCCTTTATAGACAACGTGCTCTCGCTGGAACTCTGCTTTAGAGTTGTAAAACCGATTAGCAACCATTACGGGAATATAATCCATCCAGGTGTCACCAGGAGTGGCGCTTAGTAAGATCCAGTTGTTGTTCTTTGCTATTTTGTAGAAGGATCTTACCCATGAGCCTGAGCCAACAAGACGCTGCTCGTCAAAAAGAAAAAAGCAGTTTTTTACTTTAGTATACTTCCTTATATTATTCCACGAGTCGACCACCAGGCTCGGGGCATTATCGCCAATCTCCAGCATAGCATGTTCTTTTTTCCAGTCGCCAGTATCACGCTTTGCTGCTGTCGTGATGACATAAAGATCTTTTGGTTTCTTCATGTCATCACACTCAACGTGGTAGTAATACCATAAGGAAGTCAAAGTCTTCCCAGAACCGACCCCACCGCATAGGATAGAGCCGGTTCTGAGTTTTGTTGCTGCTAGAAGTTGGTGGTCGTAAAGCTTAAGCTCCACCCTGAACTGCGGGGCGGCGACGATATTTTCCGCCGAAAGGTTCTTCTTCGCGAGTGAAGTAACCAGCCTTAAGCCAGGCTTTAATACCAGAACGCTCGTCCATCTCCCAATAACTTCCGCGAATAACGATGTCGGCGTTCTGGATATCGATGGTGTCGAGAATTTCAACCGACATCTGGTCAAGCGGAACGCTGTCTTCGCCTTCGATCAGTACGACGGTTGGCGGGATCTTGCTAAAGTCCACTGTAACTTCCAGGTAGGCTTGGTCTTCCTCTTCTTTTCCTGGGCGAGCCTCACGGACTTTGATGTTCCAACCTTCGGCGCGATAGCGAGCTGCGGTTTCATAGTCAAGCCAAATGCAGAAATTGCGGTTTCCAAGGTCATTATAGCGCTTCTTAGCGCCGGTGAAATTCTTCCACTGGACATCCGCGCCTTCGATACGAAGTTCGGGGTAACGCTTTTTGCTAGTTGCCATTTTACGATCCTTTCAAGATCAATCAACAAATGATTCGACATCCACATTGTACGCGGTTAAGTTAGCTACTGCCGCATCAACTAGATGGCGAT